GTCTTAATATCATCTAAGAGATCATTAAGTGTTGCCATATCATTTATTCATATTTTATTTCAACATCTCCATTTTCATGTATATACATAAGCATTTTATAATTCTTATTATTTATAGTTTCTTGATATCCTATAACATATAAACGCCAACGTCTTTCTCGTGTATGTCTTTCGGATGTTGCCTTAACCCTATGAAGATACCCACCACATTTATCACAATGCCCGGAGCCACCTAAATTAGCTGGTGTACTCTTAGTCTCGTCGAAAGTATTGAACCTTTTGCCACACTGGCTACAAACCCAATAGTCAGAGCCACCACAGTTGGGACAAATTGGAATAGTCTGATTACCATCAATCTTAAATTTAGTCGAAGCCCCAACATGAAACTCTTGCTTACATAGAGTACAAAAGTGATATTCTTCTTGTGATATAAAATTTCTAGTGAATAATATATATCGCTTATTACCGTCTATCGTAACTTCATATTTTGGCAATAGTGGATTTGCAACCACTGGGATATCACGATCATTGAGTTCTTTGGCGAATGAAAATGAAAAAGGATACCATCCTATTTTAACTAATTTAGACTGATCTATATCCGTTATTTTATTAGCCTTATATGTCTTGGGATCAAATTGTGGTAATGCAGTACCATCATTGTAAGTAGCTATCCAAAAAAACACCAGTGGATGTCTAGAATCTACCATGATTAAACAATTAATTTCAAACAGTTAAACATAAAAAAGGAGGCGATGGCTTGTATGCCATTCGTCACCATTGTATTGGTATATAGATTCATCAAACATTTAAACATGTTTATGCCTCATCATACACAAATGTTGCTGTCTTGTCAGCTTTTAGTCCTTGTGTAGCGCCAGAACCCACTATAACCTGAGTAACAACTATGTACGATTTACCAGTTGTATTGCCCACAACCTGCCCAGACTGTACCATCAATGCTGAGTTCTGGCTACTAAAGTTGGTTATACTCATCTTCTTTCCAGCAGTAGCTGAATAATATGAATGCGTAGTTTCTATCGCATCTCCAGTAGTGCCAACAGTTCCTGTTGCTTGGTCATAGTTTGCTATTGGGCATCCTTGAGATAGTGTTCTACAATCAGCTACTGTTGAAGATGATACACCAACTATCAAATCACCATCAGTGCCTAATGACCAGTCATCATGAGGACTAGTTGTCCAAGTTTGGTAATATCTAACGTTTTTAATGTAAGTATCTGGTGCTACTGTTATATCTAAGCAGTGACTCTTCCAAAAGCTTCTGTTAGTTCCGGTTGTTGGAATTGGTATTGGATACGCTGTACTATCTGAGTCGGCTATGTCTGCTGTATAGTACCTTGATGGATTTGAGGAGTCATCCTTGAGTGTATAGGTTGGAGACGCTTCTGAACCAGTTATTTCTTTTATTTCTACGGTTGCAACCATAATTCTATTTCCCTCAGTTTCATTCTATATAGATAGCAACATAAAAAACATAAATAGCTAACATTATTTCCTCCTACGTTTCAAACGAGACTGTCGCTTTAATTTTTCATACTCTTCGTGTTCGCGCTTCCAGAGATATATCATCTCATTCTCTAGAAATTCAATGCCGATTGGATCTTTAGCTCTAAGTTCACCTAGCTGTCGGGGAGTAACACGTAGAAATTCGCAGAGTTTATATTCTAAGTACCCTAGATTACTCTCAACGAAATTTTTTCATTTCTTCCTGGCTAATGCCAGAAGATTTCTGTGACTCTACTATTAGCTCAGATATGAAATTGTTGAGAGTTGCCCAGGAAATTTTCGTGTTCCAGAACTCCTCATCTAATGATTCATCTATCGAAAGCTTAGCAGCAATACTTCCAAGTTTTCCATAGATTTTTGTCATTTCTTCTAGTGCTTCAGCATCAGCACTACCTTCCAATTTCGTTGCTTGTGATATTAAAGATAACAAAGTAATCATCTCTTCGTTCGTGGGTCTTCTAGCAAGAATTGCACGTTTTGTCTCTGGAGAAGTGCTGAATGTAACCTTTATGATATCCTCTTTATAATCTCGTTCCAATTTCTCTCTAGTTGCAAGAAGTGACTTTATCTCTTCGGCTTTCTTATTCTCTGTTGTTTTTATCTTATCTTTAAGCTCCTCAAGCTTTTCGTTCTTAGTTTCTACCATATTCACCATCTATCTTGATTCAACAGATTTAACATAGGATAAAGGACTTATGCCTTTATCCAAACACCGCCATTTCCTATTGGTGTGAATGTAACTTGGTGAGGATTCAAGACAGCAAAGTCTATGCTTCCTTCTGTAACGGTACCAGCATCACCAATGGAAATGTCAAATCCTGTTATCTGGCATGACGCGAAGAAGAAGTGCATACTATTTGTACCACAAGAACCAGAAATCCAGACTCGTTGATTTGCTGTACCTGAGATTATTGACTGCATAAGAATACCAGTTGCATCTTTTCCAAGCTTTGCAGCTGTTAGCGAACCGTCTATAGATAGCGCCCCTTGAGTAAAGTAGTTTCCGATTTCTCCTACCAAGTCCTGTTCGATTGTGTCTCGACTGAATGATAGTGAAAAATCAGATATTGCAAAAGCAGAATGCTGATGACCACTCTGACCTTTCAGACCTATTTGAATTACTGCATCCTTACCACTATATACTGTAGGTGTTGTTGCCATATTACACTATCACCCACCCTGTGGCGCTATTATAGGTTGCTTGGTAAGGATTCAACACAGTAAAATCGATAGATGCCTCAGTAATTGTTGATGCGTCGCCTATGGATATATCATATCCAGTTATCTGAGCAGATGTAAAGTAAAATCCTAGAAAGTTAGACCCAGATACCGAGCCAGAGATTGTAATTAAAGAACCATTTATTATGCTCTGTAAAGCATCTGAATTTCCTGATGCAGCGAATTTACAAGATGTAAACGAACCATCAATACTCAAAGCTCCCTCTAAGAAAAGGTTTCCAGTTTCACCGACTAAATCCTCTTCAATAGTATCTCTGCTAAAGGAAAGTGAGAAATCAGTTATACCATATACCGAGTGTGCTTTATTTGCAATTTTTATCGAAGCAGCTTTTCCAGTTACTATCGCTACCATTTCACCACAACCTATTTAAACATTACAACATACTAATCATTTAAGAAATATTTTTTCCTATATGTCAGAAGTTTGACATAAGCATTAATATCTTCATCAAATCCTTCTCTATCACTTAACTTTTCAAAACCTTTATTGATTAAACACTTGGTTAGTGCATCGTCAATTTGTAGAATTTCTTTCATACTTTTACGTGAGAATATTGTAAATCCATACACTGGTACAACATTTCTAATTTTCGAACCAGAAGCTGCTGTTGAATAGCCTAACTCTCCTCTATCAAATCCTGCAACCTGATAGAAAGTTATTGATGGATAGTCAGGTGGTTCACGCTTCCAACCTATTTGAATATTACCAGAACTCACTAACGCTAATAGGTCTGAATCTGAAGTTAAAGTATCATATATATCCTTAGCTATTTCGTAGCTCATCTTAATAATAAAGTGCTTATCTCACGCTTTAACATTGTACCATAAATTTCTTCAGCGATTTCCTCTCCTTGATTCATAGCATTTGTTAAGAAAAATTTGCCCTGCTGGCCTCTGACGCTAGCAAAATATGGACCACCTGGTCCCAGTGCTAGAACTTTAGCGGTTCTAGGATATATTCTACCTGGAACTCCAAATTCAACAGCTGCAGCATGTTGGCTCCAATTTACTAAAGTTCCATTAATTTCACCGTATTTCATTTCACCATCCAGTATTTCCCATGCTTCATTTATTGATACCTGAGGCCACCCATGTTGGTTTCTTGCATATCCAAGTTGCTCAAGAACAGTAGTTTCGAGTAAACTCTTTCTAAGATTCTCTTCGGCCACATTTTTCAACTTCTCTAGTGATTTTTTCATGCCATCATACATAACCCTATTTGTTAACGATTCCAGGGCTAAGCATTTCTCTATTGTTTTTTCTACACCTGTAATATTCAGTTCAATCATAATATTTTCAATAAAGCTGTTTTAACATTACCAGACGAATCTAAGAGAACTTCCTTTACTGAATAGTATTCTCCATTATATTTTATTCGGTCATCGACATCGAGGCTCTGTGATGATAGAAAATATGCTTTGTATCTAATATCTTGATATTCACCAACCAATTCGCGTCTTTCTAGGGCGCTTATTGGCACTAAGCGGCATTTCACTCCGGATTCAGAGAATGACCAAGTTTCTATTTTCTCACCTAACTCATTTGTAGTGAGTGTTCTGGTGTATATTGCAACTTCTGTATTTAATAATCCTTCATATGTCATTTTCAAGATGATGAATCCTTCTATGACAATCTTCACAAACCGTAATTAAATTATTTAATGTATGAGAGCCACCCAAACCAACTGGCTTGATGTGATGGCAATGCGGCTCTAAGCCAGGCACGCCAAATCTACATCTCCTACCACAAATCTGACAAATAAAATTATCACGCTTAAATACTACAAATCTTAATCTATTCCAATTAATTGGATATTCAGGACTAGGTCTTCTATATTTCATTAATCATTGGCTTTTTTTATTTGCCACCTATTAGTTGAACGTGCTTTTAGAATCTCTAAAGCCATATCTTCCCAAGATTTCGCAACTTCTGTTGCACTTTTATGCTTTCCTCTAGCCAAATTTTCTATTTTATAGCTATAATCACCCAACTTTTCCTGAGTTATTACTTCATAATTCTTGGCGATTCTAGGATTTTTGATAATTTTCGATGCAACTAACAGAAGCGCTGGAACCTTAGCGTCATCCCTTGATGGCATAGAATCGTTAAAATATACTGCTTTGATATAATCTTCAACAACTTCTATTTTTTCAAGGAGTTCTTGCTTATCTACATCATCATAGGAAAGAGGTGGAGTGAAAAATGATCTCACTTCATGTTCTTTAACTAAGGAAGGAACATAATCACTCATATTCTTAGTCACCTATTCCTAGCCATGGAACTTTCCTAAAATCAATTGTCTTCCTACTTCTAATTTTCTCATTACTTGGGAATGGAAACTGCTTTACTTGATACGCATGATAATTAGTTTTATTTCCACCTAATGGAAATTCCACTTCAACCTTATCTAGGTATTCATCATCATATTTGTCTCTTCTTTCCAGCGCCTTTCTTCTCTTTTTCTCATAATCGTGGCGCATCCAGTATTGGCTATTACCAAGACCGCATTTCATTTTTCTTTATCTATACCTATAGTATCCTTTTTACATACATTTAAACATTTAAAACATACGTTATCTACACATTTCAATAAGCGAGATAAAAAGAGAAACAAAAGGAGGTGAGCCTGAAAAAGCCACCTACTTTAACGTCTATTTGTAGAGTATTCTTACTCCAGCGTCTGTTTGGATTACCTCCACTCCGAATCTCATTGTCGCAGATATACCGACTAAGTCGTGAATTGGATCGTCATATTGCTCTACAGTGTAGTCTCTTCTCATTGCTATGATACCAGCGTGAGATGGATCTAAAACCATTGCATAATAGTCGTATGCTTCGTCAGCGACATCCCATTTTGGAGTTGTAGCACTAGCTGTCGTGTATCCAGTTGTTACACCGCATGTGTATGGTTTTAAGCCAAGAATAGTTGGGATTTTACCTTCAGTTAAAGGTACATTTGTACCAGCGTAGGATACATATGCTAAATTAGAATCTGCTAATAGATATCCTTCTGCTGTTGGGGATGTCACCAAAACTGTTGGCATATAACCTTTTGCCCTGACTGCAGCTCTTGCTTTTGCTATATCTGTAACAGCTATATGAGTGCCAGCTGGATCGACATCTGATATTCCGTTCATGTCTTTCAAGAGCTCTTTTAAGACCTCTCTGTTTAGTGTGTTCTCTAGTCTAGCACCAGCCCATCTAAGTTCGAGTTCGACTATGTCGAATAGACCATCCTCAATAAGTTCATTTGTTATCAATGGTCTAGTACCGTATTTCTTGATAGTGATATCTCTCTTTGATAGGCTTTGAGTGTTTACTGGAATTTTTGCACCCTCGGCTATTTCATCAGCATAGGAACCAGACTCACCATAGACTATCCTTACTGAATATGAATCTGTCTTTATCACTGGTAAAACTTCTCTCATGCATCTGAATGGCTGACCACCCTCAACTATTGTTTTGTATACTTCCTCCTGAAGCAAAGTTGTTGATTCCAGACCCTCAGATTTCATAAGTTCTCTGGTTTCTTTTGGTATTGTATCCAATACTGTCTTTTTGAAATCCTCTGAATTGAGCATTCTGCTTCTTTCAGTGTTACCAGCGAATGCATATTGTAGGAGTTTAACTAATTTCCTATTTCCTGCCATACTTATTCTAACCTTCTTTTTTTATAATCTAAACATAACAACTTACATTAAACATGACAAATTAGTTTGAAGTTCGTAGCTTCAACTACAGTAATAGGACGTATCCTATACCGCCTTTTGAGCTAGCAGCCTTTACTATTGTTCCAACTCTCTCAGTTTTGCTTCCAGATTTAAAGTATCCACCAGCTTCTGGGATTATCGGAGTTCCAGCAGACCAGGTACCTGAAATTCTTGCTTTTACAATGTTTCCTCCGCAGTACACCGCGATTTTATCACCATCAGATGCATCGTATGCTGCAATTCCAGCAAACTCAGCAGTTTTCCCGCTTTCAGAAACTTTAACAGTCTCATCAGCAGCAAACTGAACTGCCTGTCCA